CAAAGAATTGCTTTTTCTAAATCAGAATAATCTACAATGCAATTACATTTGTTTATGAACTCAATTGGTTTCTGGACTCTAACTATCACGCAATAAATCACCGTCCTGAAAAATATTGCCGATGACTTCGTAAGTTGCTGAAATACTACCTAAAGGAATAGACGTATGCCGTTTCATATCACTCACAAAAAATCCGTTTCTAATATATTTAACTGTGCCAATATCAGAGTCATAACGCCATGTAACCTTAACAATATCCCCCTCATAAATCTTCCGACCGTTCTTGTCTTTTAAGCCAGTGTATTGCATTATTTCATATTCCCAAGACTCAATAACTTCTTGAAATGACTCACAAGCTGACTCACCAATAATTCGCTTCCTACTAACGTTTTGGACATCATAAACCATTTCTTTACTTGTTTTTTCCCAAGCGCGAAACTTAATTCCTCTCATATTTTCACCCTCTTTTGCTTAGTCACATTTTTTTATACTCTTCATCTGAAATTCTTGGGTCAAATTCAAACAATTCATGCCACATCCTATATTTCATCTCTGCTAAGTGATATAAGAATTGATCCATCTTCTCACCCTCTCACTTTCGGAATCACTTCTCCGCCGAGCCTTTTGCAATCATGACCAATTCGACTAGAACATCTTTTGTATTGAGAACAGAAAGTACGGCAAGCATACTCTCTATCCTCTTTAATCATCCAGTGCGGGCGTTGATCTATGATGAAGACGTTTTGCACTCTTAACTCCCCACCTTCTTCGCCTGTTTTCTCCGCTTTTTCAGTTCATCTAGTGTTATCCATCCACCGTATTTCTTGACATATGTGACAAGAGATAGTTTGTGAGGATATTTCTTCTCAAATAGCTTTCTCTTAATCTTGAAAGCTTCGGTTTCGTAGCCCTTTACGTCAATCACTTCAATGCTTCCATCGAGGTGGTGAACCTCAAAGTCTGCTATATACTCAATCTTCCGAAATGTTTTCCCGTTTTTCCGGAATGCTTCTTGCAGCAAATATCTCGGTTGAAGCCGGAAGAATAAGATCTGATTATGCTCTTGCAACCATTTCAATTGCTCGTAGTAACGGGCTTCGATTTTGCTATCAAATACATGTCCATCGATTTCAACTTTTTTAGATTTATACTTTGTTGCACTACTCAAAACAATCGTCCTTTCTCAATCCAGTTATCATACATGCGTTGCAATTCATCATCGGTTTGATTTTCAAAGAATGATCTGCTATATTTTCCAATTTCCATCGTCGCAAAATAAAGAAATTCTATAATGTCTTCACGTTCCTGTTTGGTCATTAGTCCCATTTAACCTACCTTTCGCTCATTGTGCATACTTCCACACATAGCCTCCTGCGGTTTTTACCCTTCCAGAAACACAATGTTTTATCGTAGAAATCCCGTTTATACGTTCTGCCTCCCGTATGCCATCATAAACCGCTAGCACTTTCATAGTTTTTGGATCAATTTTGCACACTCTTTTTTTGCGAGATTGAAATTTTGTTTTTAATTTTTCTTTTTTCTTTTTAATGGTTTCGGCATTATATTCATCCTTGAAAACCCACGAATATCCACCGGCAAAATTTCTTTGATTCGAACAAACTTTATAAATCGTCCCATCATCTATACGCATCTCTTTACTTGCCAAAGTGATACTTGGGAACTCTCTCAAAACTTCAAATGTATCTTTATCTAACATATAAACAGGTCTAATTCCATTGCCTAACACGTAACAAGAATGCAATGCATTTTCACTTTGTGTGACAATTTCTAAGTTGGACACATTGTTATTTGCCTTATTTCCGTCAATATGATTAACAGTCATCCCATTGCAAATTTCTCCAATAAAAGCTTCAGCGACCAATCTATGAACAAATACTTGTTTCATCTTCCCGTTTTTTAGCAAGTTAATTCTTATATAGCCTTTGCGATTCATAAATGTTTTTAAGATTTTAGGTTTATTCGGATCTTTTAACGACATAACACGACCTTTATTGCTAACCATGTATTCACCTTCGTAACCAATAACATCTCTCCATAATTCCTTCATTTTTTAATACACCCCTGAATCCTGTCTCCGATGATTTTTCGCGTTCTTTTTCATGTACGCTTCTTCGATTTGGTCCCATGTGAAGCCGAGCATTTCGCCGAGCGCTAAAAAGAGCGATAAGACAATTTGATAGTTACCTTTTGTTCTGTAAGCGTAAAAATCACCGACTTTATCGAAAAGCACATTAAATTGCATCACTATATCTTGTTCATCAGCATAGAGAACTTGAAATTCAATTTCTTTATATTTCCCCGTCTCCAGCCCGATCGACAAGATGAAATGCAAGCAGTCTACGTATTCTTCAAGGAGTGGATTTTTATATCCAACAATTCCTTTATCATCGCATTTGTAGCAACCATCACCATCGCATTTTCGGTAATAAATCGGCTGCTTTGTTCGCGGTTCTTGATTATGGCTCCAAAACTTAAATCCGCGCCATTCTTTCAAAAGTTCGCCCAATTCACCGTATAAAGCGAGAATTTTCTTCGCCAGCCGATCTTCACCATCTTGTCTTGGATGTTCTTTTTCGATATGTTCATCCAACTGGCGCTGCATTTCAAAGAGTTTTGCTAGATTCATGTTTTTGCCTCCTCGTTAATTCCTTATCATTTCGAAAAATTGATATGTCTACGACTCCGCTTCAACGTTTACATTCCGTAGTATCGGACAGCGCAATTTTGCGCTCACCACGATTCATCTCGCATTAATCAGCTTTTATCCTGGCCATCGTAAGCAAATGCCTTACCGAATAATAATCCAATTCTTGCACCGGCGTGCCACCTTCTTCTGTGATTCCTAGATTCAAAAGCTGTTGGATCATGTGCTGACGTTTCAACTCTTGTGATACTTCAACTGTTTTAAAGAGAATGCCCATTTAACTCACGTCCTTTCGTTTTCTTCTTACCGGTTTTGTCAATGCTTTTTCGATCGGCCATCCATAATAAATCCTCCGAAGAACTGTATTGACTTTTAAACCGTTTTTACGGATAATCTCTTTTTGTTCTTCTGAAAATCTAATTTTTATTTCAAATGCTTTCATATGTGGAAGATATTTTTTTATAAACCGAGATAACGATGCTCGAGAAATTCCCAATTCTTCCGCAATGGCTTCTTGTTTCCAACCTTGGTTATACAATTCGATGAATTTTTTCTTTATTTTTTCGACCTCGTCTGGGAAGTACTTTTCCCATGTATTCCATTTTTTGATGCTCACACCAATCAATCCGTGTTTTCGTTTCCAGGCTGTCAGGGTTTCTTGTGAGCATCCGTATAAACGGGCAATTTGTATATCGTGCAGTTTGGTCCTCTTGTACTTCAGATAAAGTTCTGGAGTTAGTTCATCCAATTTTTTTGGCATCATTTATCACCCTTATCCCTTTTTCGAAATACCCAGCGATGACCGGAAACTCTGTGAATTCTTTTCTTAAATCTCGGAAACTCAAAAACTCATTCCCTCGACAAATGCGATAATCTAACGGATATTCATAGCAATTTAAAGGTTCTTTTCTGAATTTCTTTTGATAATGACCAACAGCTTCTTGTTTACTTTTGGCAAAGATAAATGCAAATGTATTGGCATCTATTTTTAGTGAAAACACTTTGATATGACTGAATCCCAATTGGTTTTTCTCGATCATTTCAGCTACTACCCGATGATCGGCTTGGTCCAGATCAAGGGATGACTCATCATCTTCCAGCGACACTTTTCCTTCTTGAAGCAAATGCAATATGTAGTGTGCAAGTGCCGATTCCTCGTGATTAATGCTTTCTTCATACAGCTCTCTGATAGTAGTCATCCTTTATCTCTCCTGTATGTTCGTTGTATTTCACTTTGACTGTACCTACAGGACCGTTTCGATTTTTTGCGATAATAAGCTCTAGCGTGTCATCATCCGTTTCCTTGTTGTAGTACTTTTCACGGTACAGGAAGATAATGAGGTCCGCGTCTTGTTCGACACTTCCTGATTCACGAATGTCTGACATCATCGGGCGCTTATCTTGGCGCTGTTCCACGCTTCGATTTAACTGCGCTAGGCATATGACCGGGCAATTAAATTCTTTGGCCATACCCTTTAAGTTCTTCGAGATTTCGGTCACTTGCTGATGTGCACTTCCGTTATAGTAGTTTTCTGGCCGGATAAGCGTTAGATAGTCGATAAATATGACCGGGTTTTTATCAGGAAACTGATGAAGCATTTTCCTTGTTTTGGCTCTTATTTCCGCAACCGATTGGCCGGCACCATCGAAAATTTGAATATTAGTTGCGCCTACCCTGCCAATCACATCGGCCCATTCAGACTTTTGCTTGACCGATAAATCCTTGTATGGATTCCGCAATTTCATACGATTGATCCCACCAGTGGAAGCAATCAGCCTATTCGTAATGCTTCTTTCAGGCATTTCTAACGAAAACAGTAAGGGTAAATATCCTGTCCATCCGGCTTGTTTCGCAAAATGGAGCATGACGTCTGTTTTTCCCATGGACGGTCTGGCCGCCACAATGATCAATTCGCCATCTTGAAACCCATTCGTCATTTGATCCATTTGCCTAAAACCGGTTGTCACGCCTTGTTTTACTTGTTCTTTTTGCCAGGGCGCTTCATATATAGCAGAAAGCGCATCTTTAATCGATGTATGGTCATCCATTTTGGATTCATTTATGTCATCCAGCTTGGAGACCACTTTTCCGATCTCCCAGTCCTCTTCGACAGCCCGCGTTAAAATATTTCGCTTTTCCCGATTCTTCCAATCTTCAAGAACAAGATCCTCGTACTCTTCAAACTTTTCAGGATCTGCCAAAGATGCTATTTCGTTGATGTAAGATATACCACCAAAGGATTCCAAATTTGATAAAGTTGATAGTGTAATAACATCAGCATTTTTACCGTTTCGGACCAGCTGTTTCATAGTCTTAAACAATTGCTGGTGACGCGTATCTGCTAACTGTTCAGGCTTAATGACTGTATCTTTTAACAAATAATTGGCTTTTAAGAAGCTACCCAACAATGCCTTTTCAGCGTTCATTTACCAGTCCTCCCCGGCATTGATGTTATAAACAAAGTCTTCATAATAAGGCGGGATGGACTCTCTTTTTTTGTTTAAATCAGCAATACTAGGGGGAAACGGATTTGATAATACGTATTCCTTTGTATTGCGAAGAACTGTTTGATAGTCATTGTCTTTTAGAAATTCATACCAGATATTGAGTTTTTCTGACGAAACTTCAAATTTCGGATAAACATTTACTAATAGTTTGAAGATGTTTTTTAGTTCATCTCTTGTCATTACAGATCATCCCAATCGATCTCTTTATTTGATTTATTAGTTGTTTTTCTGTTATTGAATTCTGTTTCTAACGCTTCGACATCTTGTAATGTTTTTACATTTTCGTTAGCCCAGTTCTTTAAGATGCCCTCAGCGTAATTCCATTTCTTTTGTTGTTTTAACGCTCTCTTCATTGCTTCAACGACTAGTTCTGATCCTATATCGTTTATCCAATGAATAATCTCTTCTGTGATAAAGCTGTTAAGGACTCCAAAATTTTCTTGGTAAAACTGAATGGGATCTACTACTACTACTTTCTCTGTAGTATTCTCTGTGTATTCTCTGGTTATTGGTGGGGTCAATTTGTCACTATCTGTCGTGCCAACTTGTCCCTCTCGACGTGCCAACTTGTCACTATGGACGTGCCATATATCTAATTTTTCGTAGTCAATTCGATACCACTTTGTTCGATCGATACTAATTTTGTTGTAATTAGCTGATACGATAATCCCTTTTTTCTCTAATCCTGTAATAATTCGTTTCAAGGTTCTAATTGACCAAAACGGAAATTGTTTATGCCAATCTTCATAGGTGTTGTACACCCATTTATATCCGTCACGGATATTGGTACTTTGTTGCAACCAATAATGAAGTTGCTGTAAAACGATTGCTTCATTTAAACCAACTTTTTCGGCTAAGGAAGGCAAAATAATCAAAGGTTTTTCATCCAGAAGCAATTTATTCACCTCATCACCTTCTTTCTAGCTGTAAATTAGTGCCCGCCCCCAGGAAAAGGGGGCTAGGATCACTCAAGGATGATGTCCTCCAACGATTCTTGCTTGGTTTCTGGCTCTTTTTCCTGCGGATCTTCTGGATCTGAAGGTTCATAATCAATGATTTCTGAGGTTTCTTCTACTTCTTCGGTTATATCTTTCCGTTCTGGTTCTTTTTCGTCTTCAATAACCGCAGTTTGCATTTCTACAGAGAGAATTCCCCATTTGCTAAGCATGTTCCGTAAGACTGTTTTCTTCGCCATTGCATCCCAATCGTTTTTCCAACCAAAGTCAGATTTGCTGAATTTTTTCTTGTGTTTTTCGATTTCCTCTTTTGTCCAGTAGACCGTCTTTTCAAAACCGTTAATCAATTTAAAATATCCGCAATAACCAATTACTTTATCGCTTGTCGCTCCATCTAAATCCAATTCGATTTCTTCTGTGAGTCTGTTCCAACTTTTTAACTCACCTTCACGAATTTCAATGACATTGATTGCTTTATATTGACCTGATCTAAGCGCTAGTTGAATATATCCTTTATAACCCAATTGAAATTGTGCCCGGCCACTATATGGAACAATCCAGGCATATCCAAGATTTTTGTCTATTGGAAGATCGAGGGATGCTGCCACCATTGCACTTGATACTATTGAAACGGGATCAGCTTTTTGAAGAGCTTTTTCGCTGTTATACAAATTCAAAAGTGATGTCATAAACTGTGGCGCTTTTTTATCTAAAACTTGTTCAAATTTCTTTTTCATAGTTGGTGTGTTAAGCAATGATTTAAGACCTAAAGACTGTGCTGAAACTTGTTTTGTTGCATCTTGCTTAT